TTATAGAAGGCGAGCACCATAAGATAATGGCAAAAAAATTTAACGACTTGGCTACTGGAAAAATAAAACGACTTATTGTAAACATGCCCCCGAGACATACTAAGTCAGAGTTTGCAAGTTACTTATTGCCGAGTTGGTTGATGGGACGTAACCCAAAGTTGAAGATAATACAAGCAACTCATACTGGAGAACTGGCTGTCAGGTTTGGTAGAAAAGTAAGGAACCTTATGGCAGGAGCCGAGTACGCCCAAGTTTTCCCAGATGTAAAGTTACGGTCAGACAGCCTCGCGGCTGGACGTTGGGAAACAGACAAAGGTGGTGAATACTTCGCGGCTGGAGTGGGTGGAGCGATAACTGGTCGTGGTGCAGATTTGATGATAATAGATGACCCCCACTCAGAACAAGATGCGATGAGTCCATCCGCTTTGGAGAATGCGTATGAATGGTACACCTCAGGTCCTCGCCAGAGACTTCAGCCAGGAGGAGCTATCGTAATAGTCATGACAAGGTGGAGTGAGATAGATTTAACTGGTAAATTAATAAAACAACAAGCTAGAGATGTTTTAGCTGACCAATGGGAAGTTGTAGAGTTTCCAGCGATATTGCCGAATGGTAAAGCAATGTGGTCTAACTTTTGGAAAGTGGAAGAACTGTTGAAGGTTAAGGCTTCATTGTCAGTTGGTAAGTGGGAAGCTCAATGGCAACAAAACCCAACGAGTGAAACAAGTGCCATACTAAAAAGAGAGTGGTGGCAAACATGGGAGAAAAAAGACATACCCCCATTGAGTTATGTTATGCAAAGTTATGATACTGCGTTTAGTAAAAAAGAAACAGCGGACTACTCAGCAATAACAACATGGGGTGTTTTTTACCCAGATGAGGGTGGACCTCCCAACATAATTCTTTGTGATGCTAGGCGTGGTAGGTGGGACTTCCCCGAGTTACGCAAAATAGCATTGGAAGAATATAAGTATTGGGAGCCAGAATGTGTCTTAATTGAGGCGAAAGCATCAGGTATGCCATTGACTCACGAACTGAGGCAGATGGGTATTCCAATACAAAATTATAGCCCAAGTAGAGGTAACGATAAATTTAGTCGTGTTAATTCAGTTGCACCTTTACTAGAAAGTGGGTTAGTATGGTCACCAGATACTCGTTGGGCTGAAGAAGTTATTGAAGAGTGTGCGAGTTTTCCTGCTGGAGAGCATGATGACTTTGTTGATACAGTAACACAAGCTTTACGAAGATTTAGAGAAGGTGGATTTATAACGCACCCAGAGGATGAAGTTTATGAGCCAGAATATATACCTAGAAATACCGTCTACTACGGTTGAGTTGACACCAGAGCAGTTATATCATGAGATAGAAATGTTGACTGATGCTATGGTTGTAGAGGATGCAGACTTTGAACCATTAACTTCTAGCGAAATAAGAGAAAATGTGGCACACTTAATTAGACAACGCTTTTATGTAATTGAAGGAGGGTTAAGTGGCTGAACCAAAAAACCCTTATAATAATATAGAAAAAGAGCTAACACTAGTTGGCAACCCAATACTTGACCCAGATCCAGTTGATGTTGAAGTAGAAGACCAACCTGAAATAGTAGAAGGTATGGAAATTACCGAACTTGAAGATGGATCCGTGGAACTTGGCTCTCAAGAGGTTGAGCCAGAAGATACAAGTTTTATGGCAAACTTAGCAGACCAGTTGGATGATGATGAAATAGCTGGGATAAGTGCTTATGTATTAGAAAAAGTAGAAGAAGATAAAAATGCTCGTAGTGAGTGGTTAAATACATACAGTGAAGGTTTGAATCTACTTGGTTTAAATTATGAAAACAGAACAGAGCCTTTTGATGGTGCTACTGGTGTAGTTCACCCAATGTTGAATGAAGCAGTTACACAGTTCCAAAGTCAAGCATATAAGGAACTTCTTCCTGCGAAAGGTCCAGTACGCACACAAGTTATGGGTAAAACAACACCCGATTTAGAGAAACAAGCAGAACGTGTGCAAGATTATATGAATTATACAATTATGCACACTATGAAAGAGTACGAAGCTGAGTTTGACCAGATGTTATACTACTTAGGACTAGGTGGTAGTGCATTTAAAAAAGTTTATCCTGATCCACAACTCGGCAGACAAGTAAGTAAGTTTATAGAAGCTAAAGATATGCTCGTACCCTTCAACGCAACGGACTTAGATTCTGCAGATAGGGTAACACAAATAATAACAATGACAGAAAATGAGTTTAGAAAGCTCCAAGTTAGTAAATTTTACCGTGATATTGAGGTAAAATCAGGTCGTGCTGACCGTGATGATGCAGATGACGCAAAAGAATCAATAACTGGTGTGTATGCACAAGGTGATTATGAAGAAATACAACTTTTTGAGTGCCATTGTTACCTAGATTTGGAAAAATTTCCTGATATTGGCGGAGATGGCGAAGAAACTGGAGTAAAATTACCGTATGTTGTAACAGTAAGTGCTGAAAATGGCGAAGTTTTGTCCGTTTACCGTAATTATGACCCCAATGATACATTTAAAAACAAAAAACAATACTTTGTTCACTATATGTTTACTCCTGGACTAGGTTTTTATGGTAATGGCTTGATACATTTACTTGGTAACTTGTCAAGAGCGGCGACTGCAAACCTTAGACAATTAATAGACTCAGGCACATTAGCTAATATGCCATCTGGTTTTAAGGCTAGAGGATTAAGAATAAAAAATGATGATGAACCATTGCGTCCTGGAGAATGGCGTGATGTAGATGTTGTAGGTGACCAACTTAAAAACTCATTTTTTAATTTACCATACCAAGAGCCGAGTGGCACATTGTTTCAATTACTCGGTTTTGTAGTTCAGGCGGCTCAAAAGTTTGTCGGCACAACAGATATGGGTACTGGCAATATAAATAATCAAGAGATGCCAGTAGGCACAACTATAGCTTTGTTAGAGCGTGGCAGTAGAATAATTAGTGCTGTTCATAAGCGTTTATACAACAGTATGAAACAAGAATTTAAACTTATAGCTGATTTAATATCTCAAGAAGGTGGTAAATACCCTTATATGGAAGAGGGTGACAAAGCACAAGACTTTGATAAACGTATTGATATTGTACCAATAGCTAATCCAAATATTTTTAGTATGGCTCAACGTATAAGTTTAGCTCAAGAACAATTAAAGTTGGCAACGAGTCAGCCTGAGATGCACAATTTGTATGAGGCGTATAGGCGTGTGTATAATAGCTTAGGTGTGGATAATGTAGAACAATTATTACCACCTCCCCCACAACCACAACCTATGAATGCAGTTATAGAGAATGGTAAAGTAATGTCCGTTTTGGGTGGACAAATGCAATTAAAAGCTTTCCCTGAACAAGACCATGATGCACATATTTCAACTCATTTATCTTACATGGGTAGTATATCTGTTAGAAGTAATCCTGCTGTTATTAATATTTTACAACAACATATATTTGAACACATATCATTAAAAGCTAGTATGCAAATCCAAATGGAAGCACAGCAACAACAAATGGATCCAGCAATGGCACAAGCTAGATTGTCACAAATAGAAGCTGAACTTACAAAACAGTATTTTGAGGTAGAGGCTCAGGTGCTAGGTGGTCAGCAGAGTGACCCATTAGTTGACTTAAAAGCAAAAGAGTTACAGATAAAAGAACAAGAGGCAATGAATCAGGCAAGAACTGATGCAGAGCAACTTGAACTTAATAAACAAAAGTTACAAGCAAACACCTTGATACAAAAAGATCGTATCAATACAACCGAGGATATAGCTAATATGCGAGCACAAAACGCTAGGTTTATAGCTTCACAAAGGAATCAAGGATGAGCGAATTTGATCTTCCAAGTGGTGGAGCTGATTATGGTTTTGACGGCAGTGATAGTTTTTCTTTAGGAAGTGAAAATGTATCTGCCACTGGTCCTTCTGGTGGGGCTAGTGATAGTGATCGAGCTTTTTTTGGTGGATCAGATACCACTCAAAATTTTGCGTTTGATCCTAACAATCCTAACATAATGGACTTTGGTCGTGGAACTGTATCAAACATAACAAATGCAGTCAATTATGATCCAAACTTCGCCGCATTAAATATGATAGGAAGAGGTTTAACCCCTAGTCCTGCTTTGCGTGATAAAATATCCTTTGATGTACCATCTTCAATGTTACCACAAATACTTGGTGACAGACTCAATGCAAGAGGAGAACCAGTAAGATATTATTCACAAGGCGAAAAATTTTTACAAGAAGATTTACCACCTATTATACAAGGAATACGCAACGTAAGTCCAACTGGAATTATTATGAATCTTATAAACAGAGGCATGGATGTTTACGACAAAGGTAAGGAGGTTATTGAAGAAACTTTTGAACCAGAAAAAAAGACTGACGTTGGTATTATGGAAAACATGGATCGTGCTAATTTGACTGATGCTGGAAGAGCTATATTAGCAGGAATGCAAAATAATAATCGTTACTTACCACCAGTAACACAAACAGCAGATTTAAATTTAAAAGATTTACTTACAAGTCCTGGAGTAGTTGGTAAAGCATTAAATTATGCAGAGCCTTTTATACAAAGTATAGTACCCGAGGCTGTAGATGTGGATGCTGGGATGATTTTTAATCAAGAAAAGCCAGAAGAGAGTTATACTGGAATAAAATTCACAATACCATTTAGCACTGGATAAAGGAGAGTAAAATGAGCAGAAAAAAACAATTAGAGTCTTTACTAGAAGGTTTAGATCCTGGAAGTGAAAAGTATGAAGAGCTTAAAGAGTTGCTTGATGCTGAGATGTTTCAAACTGGGAATTTAAATCAAGAAGAGATAGATATGTTGAAAGACATGAAGATGATGGGTGGTATGGCTGGAACTAATAGAGTACGACCTACAACTCAACAAGTTAGAAAATTTGCTGGAGGCGGAGCACTCATGGGGCAGATGAAAGCTAGAGATAATCGTGCTGACATGGAAGCAGGAGGCATGGTAAGTCGTGGTGGTAGAATGTCAAAGCAAGGTATTAAGTTTAGAGGAGTGAAGTGAGTCCGGCTTTTTTGCTTATGTGCTATTTAAGTGGGGCTCCTGCAGGAACATTGCATTTTGAAAATGTTAATACATGTAAATATTTTAAAGAGCACTTAAATGAACAATATATTGTTATTGATGAAGATGAAAAAAGATACTCGTGCTTTTGTAAATTGGTTAAGATAAATAAAAACAGAGTGAGGCTTTGGTAATGTTATCAGCGTTAATTGGTCCAGTCACAGGATTACTAGATAAATTTATTCCAGATGCTGACAAAAAAGCACAGTTAGCACATGATATTGCAACTATGTCTGAAAAACACGCTCAGGAATTAGCGTTAGCACAGATAAAAGTAAACCAAGAAGAAGCAAAAGGTAACTGGTTTCAAAGTTCTTGGCGACCTTTAATTGGTTGGATATGTGGTTTATCGTTAGCAATAAATTATATGGTTAGCCCTATATTGGCAGGATTTGGAGTTGTAATACCTCAGGCAGATATGTCTGTAATGATGCCATTATTATTTGGTATGCTCGGTATTGCAGGGATGCGATCATTCGATAAAACTAAAAAGGTAGATACAAAAAAGTGACAATCGGTATGATGTTTGTCAGAGCGAAGGAGTTTGAAGATATGAGTTTATACAAAAACATACATGCTAAACGTAAGAGAATAAAAGCTGGAAGTGGTGAAAAAATGCGTAAAGCAGGACAAAAAGGCAGACCAACAGCTAAACATTTTGCGTCTGCTAAGAAAACTAAGAAAACATAATGTGCAAGATTTATTTAGACATTTAAGAATACATGCAGGAGTTGCAGATATGAAACGTAAAATACTTAAAGTAGCCAATAAACTAGAAAAAGCTTCTAAAGCACATGCAGGACAAGCAAAAACATTAAAGAGTTTAGTAAAAAATGGCAAAAAGAAAAACAAAAGATCCTAAGGTAGGAACTGGAAAAAAACCTAAAGGAAGTGGAAGGAGGTTATATACCGATGAAAATCCCAAAGATACTGTTAGCATTAAGTACGCAACTCCTGCAGATGCTAGAGCTACTGTGGCAAAAGTTAAAAGAATTAAAAAACCTTATGCAAGAAAAATACAAATCCTTACGGTCGTCGAACAAAGAGCAAAGTTCGCAGGAAAACCTAAACAAGCCAGTATTGCGAAAAAGGGGAAGACCACCCTTAAAAAACAAAAAGAGAAAAAAGTAAAAAAATAAATGGATCTTTACATTTATGATAGAATAGTTAATATTCTAAAAGACAGGCAACGAAGTTTAGAAGAACAACTGTTACACGGTAGTATTGAAAACTTTGAAGCCTACAAGGAAGTGAGAGCTAGACTCTCAGAACTTGCAACATTACAACAAGAGGTAACACTCTTGCTCAAAAAGGTGGAAAATGAGTAAACTAATAGTACCTAGACGATTAGCTAAAAAATATCAAGAAGTAACAAAACAAGAAACCCCCGAAAAACAAACAGAACCTACAGAATCAGCACTAGCTAAAATGCCAGAACCTACTGGTTGGCGTGTTTTGATTTTACCGTATAAAGGTAAGGGCAAAACAGAAGGTGGTGTTTTTATACCAGATCAAGCTGTAGAACGTGAAGCATTAGCTACCGTTTGTGGTTATGTTTTAAAGATCGGTCCTCTTGCATTTAAAGACAAAGAAAAATTTGGAGATACATATGATCCATGGTGCAAAGAAAAAGACTGGGTAATATTCGGTCGTTATGCAGGAAGTAGATTTAAAATAGATGGTGGTGAAGTCAGATTATTGAATGACGATGAGATACTAGCTACAATAAATAACCCTGAAGACATTTTGCATACATAGGAGAATAAAATGGCAGAAGCACAAAAACAAGAAGAATTACCATTAGAGGTTGACAATGAAGAAGTTGAAGTTGACCTACAAGACAACAAAGAAAAAGAAGAAGTTAAAGTTGAGCAAGTTGAAGAAGCTAAAGAACCTCAAACTGAAGAAGCAAAAGAGCTAGACGGTTATAGTAAGAAGGTAAGAGCACGTATCGAAGAGATGACTTATAAGATACGTGAGGCGGAGCGTAGAGAAAAAGCGGCGATTGAATACGCACAAGGCTTACAAAAAGAAAACAAAGCTTTGCAAGAACGCTCAAAAACTATTGATGATTCTTATATAAAAGAATATGATGCTCGTGTTTCAAGTGAAGAAGCAACTCTAAAAACAAAATTAGCAGAGGCTATATCTGCTGGAGATGTAGAAGCTCAAGTAAACATAAATAAAGATTTAGCAAGGTTAGCTGTTGAAGCTGGAGAACTCAACAAAGCAAAAGTCACACGTGAAGAACAAGCTAAACTTGTAGAACAACAACCAGAAGCACAACAAGTTCAACAAGCACCTAAACCAGTTCACCCTAAAGCTCAGGCATGGGCTGAAAAAAATACATGGTTTGGGTCAGATGAGCCTATGACACTAACTGCTTTTAGTATACATAATGAATTAATTAAGCAATATGGTGAACAATATGCACTAACAGACGAATATTATACTGTTATTGATCAAAGAATTAGAGAAGCATTTCCACAAAAGTTTAGTGAAAGTGTAACTCAAACTACCTCTGTAAACACTCCAGTAGCTCCTGCAACTAGGTCTTCTGGTGCAAGAAACCCTAAAAAAGTGACTTTAACAAAATCAGAGGTTGCAATCGCCAAGAAACTTGGTGTATCATTAGAGCAATACGCTAGACAAAAACAAAACCTAGCTACAACGTGAAGGAGACAATATGTCAGACCGTAAACCACGCACCGAGGCAACTAGAGAAAAAACAACTCGTAGAGCCCCTTGGAAACCACCATCTACTTTAGATGCACCCCCAGCTCCAGAGGGTTTTGTGCATCGTTGGATCCGTACATCTGTTATGGGATTTGATGATGTTAAAAATCTTTCTGCCAGAATCCGTGAAGGATTTGATTTAGTTAGAGCTGATGAGTACCCAGATTTTGAGGCACCGACAATCCAGGACGGAAAACACGCTGGAGTTATTGGTGTGGGTGGTCTGGTACTCGCAAGATTTCCTCTTGAGTCAAGGAATGAACGACAAGCTTATTTTCAACAAAAAACATCCGATCAAATGGATGCTGTCGATAATGATATGATGAGAGAACAACACCCAAGTATGCCGATCCTTAAACCAGAACGGCAAAGTCGTGTAACCTTTGGAGCTAAAGCAAGTGGCTCTGAATAACCTTAACTTATGAAGTAGGAGACAAAAATGGCTACAAATATTGATGCCCCTTTTGGTTTACGTCCTCATAATTTATTAGGTTCTGCACCAAACTCAATGGGGCTGACAAAGTACAAAGTACAGACAGCGGCGACAGCAGGATCATCTAGCCAGATTTTTCAAGGCGATATGGTCATTCCATTAACAAATGGATTAGTCGACGTTTCAGCGGCAGACGGTGGTAGTGTAGCAATCTTAGGCGTTATGAACGGATGTGAATATATTGATTTAGACGGGAAACCTCGTTTTGACAATCATTACCCTGGAACAGCATCTATTAAATCAGGCACAGAGGCAACGGTTCATGTATATGACAACCCTTTCCAAGTGTATGAGATACAAGGAGATGCTTCCTTAACAAATGCGGCGACTGCACAAGCTCTAGTACATTCTAATGCAGAAGGTACTGGATTTGGTTCAGAGAATGGTTCAACTGGTAAGTCTATCGGTGAACTTTCTGTAGCAACTGCAGGAGCAACTACAGCGACTGACAACTTTAGAATAATAGGTATTAAAGATGACTTTAATGATATTGATGTCACATCGGCTGGAGTAATCTTTTTGGTAAGACTCAATTTACCATTCCATCTTGATACTACTGGTCTATAGGAGGGTATAATGGCTATTGCAAGATCACAACTCCTTAAAGAATTAGAGCCAGGATTGAATGCTTTATTCGGGTTGGAGTACGACAGGTATGATAATGAACATGCCGAAATTTATGACACAGAAACTTCTGACAGAGCGTTTGAAGAAGAAGTAATGTTAGCAGGATTTGGAACAGCTCCTGAAAAGGCTGAAGGAGCCGCCGTATCTTTTGATACTGCGAACGAATCATTTACTGCTCGTTACACACATGAAACAATCGCTTTGGCTTTTGCTATAACTGAAGAAGCTATTGAGGATAACCTCTATGATAGACTTTCAAGCAGATACACAAGAGCACTTGCAAGATCTATGTCTAATACAAAGCAAGTTAAAGCGGCGAGTGTGTTAAACAACGCTTTTGATTCTAACTTCACTTTTGGAGATGGTAAGGAGCTTTGTGCTACTGATCACCCAACTGCTGGAGGTGGTAACTTCAGAAACGAGTTGACAACAGCGGCGGACTTAAACGAAACATCTTTAGAACAGTCATTAATTGACATCTCAGGTTTTATTGATGAAAGAGGTTTAAAAATCGCTTTAATGGGTCGTAAGTTAATTATTCCAGTAAACTTACAGTTTGTAGCTGAAAGATTAATGGCAAGTAACATGCGTCCAGCAACAGCAGACAATGATGTCAATGCAATCAGAAACATGGGTATGTTACCTGAGGGTTATGTGGTTAACCACTTCCTTACAGATACAGACGCATTTTTCATTAAAACTGACTCACCAAATGGCTTTAAGCACTTTGAAAGAGCGGCGATTGCTACATCAATGGAAGGCGATTTTGATACTGGTAATGTTAGATATAAAGCGAGAGAAAGATACAGCTTTGGCGTATCAGATCCTCGTTGTGTGTTTGGCTCTCCAGGAGCTTAATTCAAGGATCCCCTTGAAGGTTAAAGAGCGACTTTACAGTCGCTCTTTTTTTATGTTATAGTTTTAACACCTTGACGGGAATAAACCCGACTTTAGCTTGACAAGGAGATTTAAATGGCTAATACAACTTTTAAAGGAACTCTACGTTCTGAGGGTGGATATTCATCAATAGCTACTAATGCTACAACTGGTGCAGAAACCACACAAATGTCAATATCATCTGCAGGATTTAGCTCATTAGATGCTAATACAATGGCAGTAGAAGCTGGGACTGGTATAACAACTGGCTCTGGTACAATTTATAGAAGCTCTGTTATGAGATCAGGTGGTATTATTACAACTAGAATCTTAATTGATTTGACTGGTCTACGTTCAACTGGCTCTGGTGATATTATTGGTGTCAACGGCACTTCTCTTGTTTGTCATATCGGACAGATAACTGCGGCGAGAAATGGCACAATTTTAACTGGTAGCATGGAATGTTTTGAAGCTCCTGCTGGAGGTGACCCAGATATTAATGTACATTCTGCTACAGAAGGAACTGGTGTAGAAGATGGTGCTATTGGTGATTTAACTGAGACATTATTGGTTAATGCTGGAGATGCAACACTTGGAAGTAAGGTTTACTTTTCTGCTGTTCCAGCCGCTGACGAGTTTTTATATTTAACTACTGGTGATGCAACTGATGCGGACTATACTGCTGGAAAGTTATTTATAGAGTTAATGGGCTACGAAGCTTAATAGGAGAGTAATATGGCAGATGCAGTAACCTCACAAACCATCATAGATGGTAGTAAAACAGCAGTGCTCAAATTCACAAACGTGTCAGACGGAAGTGGCGAAAGTGCTGTTACAAAGGTAGATGTAAGTGCATTAGCTAATAATTCTATTGGTCAGGCTTGTACTGGAGCTTCCATACAAAAAATATGGTGGCAGTGCATCGGTATGAAAGTACAAATTTTATTTGATGCTACAAGCGATGTACTTGCTATCGAGTTAGGTGAAAACCAAAGTGGTTATCATGATTACTCACATTTTGGTGGCATACCAAATAATGCAGGATCAGGTAAAACTGGTGACATACAGTTTACTACGGTAGGACACTCTAGTGCAGATAGTTATACTATCATACTAGAAGTTAACAAGGATTATGGTTAATGGCTACCACTAAGGACGTTAAAAGGACTCCCTCAGGTAAGATTACTTACCGAGGGATGACTTTTCCCGGATTTAATAAACCAAAACGTACTCCTGGAGGTCCAAAAAAATCAGCTGTTTTAGCTAAAAAAGGCAGTCAAATTAAATTAGTTAGGTTTGGTGATCCAAACATGTCTATAAAAAAAGATCAACCAGGACGTAGAAAATCTTTTAGAGCACGTCATAGATGTGATACTGCAAAAGATAAGTTCAGTGCTAGGTATTGGTCTTGTAAGGCTTGGTAATGAAAGCAGATGAAGTTTTAAAATTATTGGAAAAGCATGAGTCTGAATGTGCTGATAGATACAAACGTATTGAACAGCAACTTGATAGGTTTGATACAAAGCTGTGGGGGTTAGGTATCCTAATAATAGCCTCTGCATTTGTTCCGGAGATATTTAAATGGCTATAACAAGAGGTCAAATGTCAAAACAAATAAGTAAACCTCCTGCCAAAAAGAAAAAGACTAAACGTAAAATACCAGAAAAATATTTTAAAGGATTGTCTAGTACTGAACGTGCTAAACGTCGTAAAGAGATACAACGTAATGCACCAAAAGCAGATAATGACCCATCAGCTTATAAATTTAGTACAGACTTTAAGAAAGGTAAACGTATTAAAACTAAAGAATCAGTGTATACAAAAAAGTTTAGAAAAATGTATGGAGGTAAAAAGAAATGACAAAAAAACTTAGCCCTAAACAAAAGAAACTAGCTTCATTATCACCCCCCTATAATAAAATAACTCGTGGTGATATTATTAAAGGTGCAACTATGAAAAAGGGGAAAAAGAATGTCCGCAAACGTAAGTAAATCACTTGCTGAAAAAGCCAAAAAAGCTAGAGCTAAAGGTAAAAAAGTTACAGCAGGACAGTTACGTCAAGTCTATAATAAAGGTCTCGCGGCTTATAAAACGGGACATCGTCCTGGAACTACACCCAATCAGTGGGCTATGGCTCGTGTAAACTCTGTTTTGACTGGAGGTAAAGCGGCGAAAGTTGATGCTCATATTTTTGGTAAAGGTAAAAAACCTAAAAAGAAAACAGCTAAGAAGAAAGCTTAATGCCTTATTTGGTCAGTAATATTCCCTTCTTTAAATGTTGGGTACGCAAAGAATTTACACATAATCATGAGAAGTACAGAGGTGAGTTTATACATGCTCATGCTTTTGCTGTAACGACAATGCCTGATAGAACATTAGGTTTTCAAGTAGTTTTCACTGGGTGTGAAGTTGATGGCACTGATGATACAAATGTTCATGGGGGTGCTATGTGGGCTAGAATGCCTTTGACTGCATTAGTAGCAGACATACCACTTGATACTATGCCAGATATAATGCACCCACGCTTTGCACAACCTTGGGATTGTAGTTCGCATTACCATAGTGTTGTTAAGCTAGATTATGTAAGCGTGAGTCCATGGATATGTAAAATAGATAATAAGTTGCATATCGGGAAATATTTATTTACAATAGATTACAGTCAGTCTGATTTGTCGGATGATCCAGCTCAGCACAAGCAGAGTCACGTCATTCAACTTATTAAGGCAGACAACTGGACGGGCAACATTGTTGCCTTGCCAAACAACAGGGTTAGAGTAACATCCCCTGCACTCTGGGAAACTGGAGAGGGAGCTCCCGATTTTAAACCGAGTCAGTGGACTCATAATGCAGAGGAACATGAACAGTATATGGATCCCGATGTAACATTTAATAATCTTTATAAGGAGAATAAAGAATGATGAAAAAGAAGAGCTATGCAATGGGTGGTGCTACTAACGATAAAGAAAAAATGATGGGTGGTGGTGCTATGAAGAAAAAAAGTTATGCTATGGGTGGTGGTGCTATGAAAAAGAAAAGCTTCGCTAACGGTGGCAAAGTTGTAAAAGGTCCTTATAGTTAATGACAACTTCATCCTCTACAAATTTTGAGCTTGATGTAGCCGAGTATATCGAAGAAGCTTTTGAGCGTTGTGGCTTAGAAGTTCGTACTGGTTATGATTTACAAACAGCAAGAAGGTCAATGAATATACTTTTTGCTGATTGGGCTAATAGAGGATTAAATCAATGGACGATTGAACAAAGGACACAAACTTTAACTTCAGGCACTGCTGAGTACACTTTGGATACAGACTTAATAGATGTGTTAAATGCTGTAATAAGAAGAGGCTCAAATGATTTTAGTATTAGCAGAATAGGTAGAGATCAATTTTTAAATATCCCTACAAAATCTACTACTGGTAGACCAAGTCAGTATTTTTTAGATAGGCAAATAACGCCAAAATTAAAGTTATGGGCTACACCAGAAAACAGCACAGATGTTTTTGTGTATGATGCTTTAACTAGAATACAAGATGCTGATACTGCAAAAAATACAGTTGAAGTACCTTTTAGGTTTTATCCTTGTTTGACTGCTGGATTAGCATATTATTTAGCTATTAAAAGAGCACCTGATAGAATACAACTGCTAAAAGCTATGTATGAAGAAGAGTTTGAAAGGGCTTCGGCTGAGGATCGTGATCGTTCTAATTTATCATTAACCCCTAGTAGTACATATTATGGTTTTGTATGAGTAGATTTGCATTAGGAAGAAAATCAAAATTTATATCAGATAGGTCTGGGTTTGCTTTTCCTTATCGTGAAAGAGTTATGGAATGGAATGGTAACGTAGTTCATAGATCAGAGTATGAAGCTAAACACCCACAACTAACTCCAAGAAAACCACCATTTGAACCACAAGCTTTGTATCAACCTAGACCACAAGAGATTGATGATAATAAAAAATTTATAATTTACACTAATACTGATAAAGGTATATTAGGTGCGGAGCTTACAAGTTTTAGTGCTACAACTTCATTAGGAACTGTAACAGTGAGTGTGTCATGAGCTTTACCTTAACAACATTAAAACAATCTGTGCAGGATTGGACTGAAAACGATGAAAGTACTTTTGTAGGTGAGTTAGATTTTTTTATAAAAAATGCTGAAGAACGTATTTTTAAAACAGTGGATTTAGATTATTTTAGAAAAAACGTTGAGGGAACAACAACTGCCAGTAATAAATTTTTACAAAAACCAAGTGATTATCTAGCTACTTTTTCATTATCTGTTGTAAGTAGTGGTAGTAATGTTTTTTTATTACAAAAAGACGTAAACTATCTTCAAGAGTTTCATCCTGACCCTACTGTAACTGGAACACCTAAATATTATGCACAGTTTGATGTAGATAATTTTATTTTAGCACCTACACCAAGCAGTGCTTTTGCCGTAGAATTACATTACTACTATCGTCCAGCTTCTCTTACTACAGATAATAGTGGAACAACTTGGATTAGTACAAATGCTCCTGATGCTTTACTGTATGGTACATTGGTTGAAGCATATACTTTTATGAAGGGCGAAAAAGATATATTAGATTTATACAACGGTAGATTTTTAGAATCTATTGCACGATTAAAGAATTATGCAGAAGGTAGAAATTATTCTGATTCTTATCGAGAAGGTTTGGTTAGACAAAGACAAACATGAGTAAAACTAAAAGTGTGGCTATTGTTGGTCTAGGCAATAGTGGCTTTGAATACATGAGAAGTAGAGTTCGTAGTGAAAACTTTGATGAAGTTTGGGCTATAAACTCAATGTCTGCTGTTATATATCATGATATATGTTTCATGATGGATCCGCCTTCAAGATTTTTGGATACACCAAATGCTGGAAATCAAACAAATGTGATGGCTGAACGATTGCGTCGTAAACTAAATGTGCCTATTCTGTCTTGTACATTAGATAAACGATGCCCTGATGTAGTAGAGTATCCTTTACAAAAGGTTCTACAGAAAGCTAAATACAGCTATTTGAATAATACAGTAGCTTATGCAATCGCCTATGCTATTGCAGAGGAAGTTACTGAAATACATTTGTATGGAATAGATTTTACACATAAAGCAATAAATTTTGCAGAGGCAGGGAGAGGTTGCTGTGAATTTTGGTTAGCTGTTGCTATAACAAAAGGAATTAAAGTGAGTATAGCACATTCCTCAAGTTTATTAGATACTAATGTTCCTGATGACCAAAAACTGTATGGTTATCATAGGTTAGAAGATCCTTTAGTTTCTACTGCAACAAATGGAAGTATGTTGATTACAAAAAAATCAAAACTAGAACCACCAGAACCATTAGATGCTAAACCTAATATTATTGGTAGAAACGATATTCCAGGAGTAACATATGAGGAAAAATAAATGTTTGAGATAGGTATTACAAATGTAGGTAATGTTAATGTTCATACTTCTCAAAATGGTGGTTTGACAAACGAACAAGTAGCCGATTTAGCAGTTGATAAAATAGTAAGCATATCAGACGATGCACCCCCTCATATAAGACAACAAGCAAAACAGTTTAGAGAGCATCTTAAAAAAGTGTTGTATAGTTATTTACTCTTGGCAAGAAGAGAAGAACGAGCTAGTATAGTTCATATCTTAAGATCTAATGGTCAAAAAGAATTGGCTGAATATATAAGGAGACTTTAATATGGCTATTGCACAAGCGATGTGTAACTCTTTTAAAAAAACTTTATTAGAAGGTAAACACAATTTTTTAAATTCAGGTGGAAGTGCTTTTAAATTAGCATTGTACGCTGAAAGTAGTGGAGGTAAATCTAGTACAACTGCAACTTTAGGTTTTCAAACTACTGCTTTTACAACAACAGGTGAAATAGCCACAAGTGGATCTTATTCTACTGGTGGTGGTGCTTTAACAAGAGTAGACCCAAGTGTTGCTTCTGCATCGACCACACAAACTGCGTTTACTGATTTTGCTGATTTAAGTTTTACAACTGCATCAATAACAGCAATGGGTGCGTTAATATATAATAGTGCTACTGGCAATCATTCCGTTTGTGTGTTAGATTTTACATCTAACAAAACATCGACTTCAGGAACATTTACAATACAGTTTCCAACTGCTGATGCAAGTAATGCGATTATAAGGATAGCTTAAATTGTCAAACACTACCTTACAAGGTTGGGGTAGAGGCACATGGGATCAAGGTGCATGGGACGCACCTATTGCCGTAGAGGTTACTGGTTTAGTTGGTACAACTGGATTAGGAACTCCTAGTGGTATTCCTGGAGTAAATGTTGGAGTAACTGGTTTATCTGCAACTACCTCTATAAGTCAAACTGGTGCTAGTACAGTCACTTATACAGTTACAGTCGTTTCTGGTAATCCTTCAAATCATCCATATTACAATCAAGGATCAACAAATAAATACGCTATTAATGGCTCAACTGCATCATCAGATGTTATTTTAACACTTTATGAAGGTAATACATATAGGTTTGATCAAAGTGATAGTAGTAACTCTGGTCATCCATTAAGGATATATACTTCTGCCGACAAAACTGGAGGAGAGTATACTACTGGTGTAACCACAAATGGAACTGCTGGATCAAGTGGTGCTTACACAGAAATAACTGTAGCAGATGGAGCACCGACTTTATTTTATCAATGTAGTAATCATGCTCTTATGGGTGCGACATTAAATACTCCTGCTATTCCTAATATTGCCACAACAACTGGAGCACCAACGACAGGACTTGTAGCAACAACTGCGTTAGGATCAGAGTCAGTAACTACAACAACTTCTATTGCAGTAACGCAAACAGCTTTAACCTTATCGCAAGGAAATGTTGCAATCGTGCCTCAAGGTGTGGTATTTATATCAGGAGTGAGTGCAACTGGTTCTATTGGACCCGAACAAGTTTATAGTCTTATTAGACCAGATCAAGTTGCTAATTGGGTAGAAAGGGTGGCATAATGGCAAGTACATTTGACAATAATTTAAGACTCGAGGAAATGGCGACTGGTGAACAGTCGGGAACTTGGGGTACTAAAACCAATACAAACTTAGAACTTATAGGTCAAGCTTTAGGGTACGGTACGAGAGCAATAGCAAATGCCTCAACAGATAATATTACTCTTGCTGATGGACTATCTGATAATGATAGAGCAATTTATTTAAAACTGACTGGTGGAGGTCAAGCTTGTGAAGTGACTTTGTTACCGACCAGTGTATCAAAAATGTGGATCATGGATAATGGTACTAGCCATGCGTTGACTTTTAAACAAGGTTCTAGTAGTGCTGGAGATAAGGTAATTGTTCCAGCAGGACATGTGAAAATTATAGCGACTGATGGTAATGGAGGTAGTGGTGTAGTTCATGATGTATTAACTGATTTAAATTTAGCAGGAACCACTACAGCAGATGACCTTACCGTATCGGATGATCTTACTTTTAGTTCAGATAGTGCAGTTGTAACTTTTGGTGCAGATGGAGATACCACATTAACACACACAGACGGCACTGGACTTACACTCAATAGCACAAATAAACTTACGTTTGGTGATACAGCTAGTTTTGTACATCAAAGCTCAGATGGTGTTTTGACAGTAGATGGTGAAGCAACTATTGATTTAAATGCGTCTACAGCAGTTCTAGTCAGTCACGATTTAAAATTAGACAGCGATGGTGCTATTTTGGGTTTTGGTGTCAACAACGATGTAACTTTAACTCATGTGCATGACTCTGCTTTACTATTAAATGACGCAATAAAAATGACCTTTAGAGATAGTGCTTTATCTGTAAGTTCTAGCACGGATGGACAACTAGATGTAGACGCAGATACAGAGGTAGAAATTACTGCACCAACAATAGACTTGAC